GCATACGAGATAGAACCGTAAGCGAGTATTACTCTAATCTATGCGACCGCATCACCGCCCTGCTGGACAGCGGCGGGTGGATTTCGGTGAAGGATGGATTGCCTTTGGTTGGTATGTCTGTTTTGGTCAGCGAACCGAATCGACCTGTTGAGAAAACATGCCATGACGGACGAGATTGGGTGTTGCCGCACAAATCAAAAGTAACCCACTGGCAACCGTTACCGCCCCTGCCGAAAGGAGAGATTAAATGATAAGCATTGATGAACAGATAGCGTATCAACGTGAGCCATGGGGAAGCGGAGAGCATGAAGTAGCCATCCTCGCCACCCTGCAATCCATCAAGGACGCGGGTGATGCTGTGGTGGAGCCTGAATACTTAATTAGACTGCGAAATGCACTCAAGGGGTTCAAGTCTGACGGTGCATTCGCCGGAGATAAGGATATTGTTGACTACATCGACTCCCTGCAATCCGCGCTGAAAGTGGCGCAGCAGGAACGGGATGAAAAACGTCTGCAATGGCAAAACTGGCGTAGTCGTATGGGGTTGACTGCTTCGGCTACAGAATTACTTGAACGCGCCGAGAAAGCCGAGGCCAGCAACAAGCGGCTGGTGGAGTTGTTGAGAGCAGCGGAACCTGACGTTTCGGAGATTTACGAGCGTATGCAAGCCGAGGGCTGGCACCGGAAAGAGCGCATGGAATTTCAAACAAAGCTGATTGCCGACATAGCCGAACTTCTGCGGGAGGCGGGGAAATGAACACTGACAAGGTGCTGGCGCTGGCAAGGGAGGCTGGTTACTCAACACAGATTGATGTTCGCAACGGCATCCATACGGAAAACATTTGGGGCGGAGAACTTGAGACTGCGAAAGTTATGCGTTTCGCCGCCCTGATTCAGCGGGAGATGGAGGCCGAGAACGCGGAACTGCGGAATGATGCGGAGATTGGTTCGGCTATCAGGATGGCAGCTAAAGATTTACCTGAGAATTTTGAACTCGAAATAACCGTCGAACGTGGGGCAGCTTCTGTTTATTTGAGAACTCCTGACGAGGAAACGGTTTGCATTGACGTAGATTCGGATAACAGATTGGCGGCTGAAATACGAAACGGCATTGACCGAGCAAGGAGCGCAAATGAAAGAATCTGACTGGCAGTTTTTGCAAGGGGTTAAGTTGTATGTGGAGAACAACCCACATATCGTCGCACAACTAAATAACGCTATACAGTCTGGAATCAATGAAGCCCTTGATGCAGCAACTACCCGCGCTGCTGATATGGAGGCAACGGCAGCGATGGCGCTTAACGCAAGACTGTTTAAAGGTAATCAAAATTTCATTGCCGATAAACTGGAAAAGTGGAAAGGCAAAACCGCGCTGCGGTGGGATGACCAAATCAAGGCGTTACGCAAGGAGCGCAAATGAAAAAGGCTGATGAACTGTGGGAGAAGTATTGCCATGAGGACAGGCGTGTTGATGGCGGTCAATACATGATGTGGGATGATTTCCTCGCCGCCTTCGCTGAATACGGAGAGGCTGTCAGGGCCGAGGCGGTGGATATATGCAAAGGATTTAACAAGGACAATCTTGCCGCCGCAATCGAGAAGATGAAACTACCCTAAACAAAAACCCTAGTGCCGGATTTATCAATAATCAAAGCTGATTTTCTGGGGTTAAATTCTGGCGCATTAGGTACTGAAATGTGAGTCCATGAATCGAACTCAAGAATAATCTGGTCAAAAGGAATTGCGGCTTTAATACATGCTTCGACTACTTCGCGTGGCTTCATTCCCGGCACTCTAATGTCCGCAGCACAGCCTAAACGATGCTGACTGGTATCTTTTGAACCAACAGAATCGTTGACCTGTTTAGACCGAAAACCGGAATTAATCATTACCGGCTTGTTGCCTAGCGCAGTTTTAACTTGCTGTAGTAACTCCGCAAGACGTTTTAAGTTTGAAATTTCTTGTTCGTTAGGAATGTTATCCCATCCGTTTCGATTCGCCGCTTCAGAGCGCGTCAATTCCTCAAGAGAAAAGTTTGCAGTCAACTGCATTATTCTTTTCCTTTTTTCATGCCAATAATTTTTTCAAGAGTTCTACCGCCAAAGTAAAAACTCATAATTAGCATACCCCATTGACCCAACAGTTCAACGTAATTGTTGTTTACTTCAATATCCCATGCCGACATAAGACCAAACGAGGTATAGGTAATTAGTATAAATACTAAAGTCATAGGGCGGATATTTTTAGACAGCCAACTATCGCTGCTCATGTCCGCTTGAAGTCGTTTCGTTAATTCTTCTTGCTCTGACACATCGGCGTTTAATTGCGCCAATTCACCGTTCTGTTGCATTTCCAACAGCTTTAGCTTTGCTTGTTCAGCAGCTTGCGCGTCAGGAAAAAACTTATCAATCAGTTTTGCACCAACAGATAAAAGCGCGGGAATTGGTATCATTCAATTTCCTTTTTCATCGTAACAGTGTCATGACCTTTTGATACTGTAACTTTTTCACCGTCAACTTGAACCTGCATAGGCGGTTCTTTTTGATTTAAACGGTCAATTAATCCTTTAATAACTTCAAATTCCGGTTTATCTTGTTTTGGAGTAGCGCCAGCAATGCCATTCATCATAGAAATTAAAGCAGTTAAAGACGCACCAAGTAAACCCATAACAGCAGCCATCTTAGATTCTTCAAGAACAATAGAAGCGCCAACACCAACGCAAACAATCAACGTAATATAAGCAAGACCTTGTTTGCCAATAGTCTTTCCGGCAACTTCTTTTGCAGAATCTTTTTCGTCAATCACTTTCCAGATACCTTTGTAACAATACCTGCCCAAATTGCCGCACCAATAGCAACAAATACCGCAGCGACTAATGCCATTGTTCCGTAATCCGAATACTTCCGCAGTCTTTTACCAAATCTTAAATCTTCTCTGAATTCTTCTACTTCTCGCGGGTCGTCAATATCTACACCAAGAATTGCAAAGACCTTTTTTACTGACTTATCTGCAATGTCTTGGCATTGCGGATTAGACGGACAATTCATTTACGCACCCGTAGAATTAGCCTAAAAATTGCTCAGATTGTATAGGACTTCAGCAGGGCTAACAAATTTGCTTGCGTCAAATTCGACGGATTCCCACCAAAGAAATTGATTCTTTGATAAACAATCCCGACTTTTTAATAAATTAATATTTTCTGGATAACCGTAAATATTTGGGTCTGAAACAGACCATAAAACAATGCCTCGCTTACCTAATGACGAGGCTAAATGCTGCAAAAAACTATCGCAAGAAATCCAAACTCTGCAATCGTGTATTAACTTTTTAAGTTCATCGACTGGCAAGTTTTTCCTGAAGTCATTAACTAATTGCTTTTCGCCTTCTATCCCAATTTGAATAATCGGTTCTTGTATTTGAGATATGACTTCATCCCAATACGGATAATTCTTGGGATTGGTTTTACCATTAGTTAATTGCTTTGAGTAAGGGCTAATTAAAATCATAAATATAGCTTTCGATAAGCACTCTCTAGGCTTTCAGTCCAATTCCATTCCGCCATCTTTTTGTAAATGTTCCATTGGTCTAAATCGCCAAACAATGCCTCTGCTTCCGCAATAGACCTGCAAGGTATGATTTCTGGATAGCAACCAAATACAACTGGATTCTTTATTTCTGGAAGAATCTTGCTAAATACTACGTGGTCGCCCATTCCATTGTTTAAAACAACAATAGTTTTTTCTTTATAACTAATTATGTTTCTGAATATCTTTTCGTCATGGTCAAACATTTCCTGCTTTTGACCATCGCGGATTCCGCCTTTAGGGTTTTTCATGTGCCATGTAACGGCTTTTGGCACAACAAATAGTTCATATCCTTTTTGATGTATCCCGTAAGAAAACAATGTTTCTTCCCTATGGGCTACCCTAGACAATCCTAAGTTGTAATCGTGTATCCCCGCACGATACAAAAATGAACAATGTAAATGTTCTACAGACTTTATCTGTTTAATGTTTTTCCATTGAACGCTAGGCTCAGTATCAATGTTTTCAAGAAGTCCAGTAGGGTCTGAATTCTCAAAAAACAATGGCGGCGTAAGAATTGAACCGCCTACCGCGCCTACATTATCAGCAATATAATTTGATAAAGTTTCTAATACGTTATGTTCTGGGATTGCATCATCATCGACGCGCCATACCCAATCAAACCCCATAGTGTTAGCTGTTTGATGTATATGATGCTGGCCTTTCTTACCGGCAAACAACCATTCCCACTGAATATTTTTAATGTCTAGTATCTTAAAAAAATGCTGATACAGGAATTCATTTCTCATATCCTGCGGTTCGTCGTTATCATCAAAAATTACCAGCTTATCTGGAAGTCTTGTTTGATTGACAATCGCAAATAGAACCAAAGGCAAAGTAGAAAAGTATCTACCTTTTGTCGCAACAGAGCATAGTATTTTATTCATTAGTAAAACTCATAATCATCAAATTACATATATTGTTTGCGTCAATAGGAATTGGTTGCTCCGTTAAATTACCATGCTGTGAAATGTAGTTAATATTAAACCCAGAAAAATGAGATTCATTTAATCCATGAAGTTTATGATGTTCGCCCCAGAAACCTTTTGGTTCATTCCACGGACAAGTAATCAAAAGTCTTTTGCAATGTTTCTTTAATCTCTCTGCAAGTTCTAAACCATTGTCTAAATGTTCAATAACTTCAAACGCAATAATCGTATCGTATTGCTCTAATTCGTATGTGTTAATGTCTGCGTGAACAAACTTACAATTCGGTTTCCAATTTTGCTCACTAGCAACACTAACAATAATTGAGTCGTAATCAAGTCCTACATACTCAATATCGTTTGGAAGAAATTGAACGCCATAACCAGTAGAGCATCCTATTTCTAGGATTTTCTTACCTAATACATTATGGTTTGCCCATTGGTATCTTTGCGTTTCTCTAGGAAAAACGGGGTCGCCTTTAAGAAATACCGCCCGTTCGTAATTGTTTGATAACTTCCAGCGATACCATTCAACATTGTATTTCTTCGCCAGCTTCAAAGAATTTATTGTAAACGTATGATTCCAGTTTTTAACTAAATTAGAATCATGAACCGTTCCTTCGCCATCATGGAAAATGGGAAATTCGCCGGAATACCATTTGGGATTGTTTGTTCTTTGTTTTTGCATTACTTCACAAAGCGTAAATCCAGCTTGCTTTGCCTTAACGCAAAAGTCTATATCTTCAGAACCGCCAACTTCAAATTCTTCGTCTAACAATCCTATTGTTAGGAATACTTTTCTGTCAACCATCACACAAAAAAATACCAAGAAATCAGAATTTGCAGCAGGGGAATGTTCTTTGATTACACCGGAAATACCGCAATTAGCATCGTCAAAAAATGGTTGTTCTAATTGATTCAACCATTGGTTTTTGGATTGCTCTAATAAAATAGTATCGTTGTTTAATAAAACTATTTTTTCTGCGGTAGCCTGTGCGATGCCTTGATTAATTGCTTTCGCAAAACCAATCGGCTTGTCATTCCATACTACTTTTAGATTTTGTATGGAAGTAGATAAGTAATCTAAGTATGCCTTTGTGTTGTCGGTGCAACCATTGGCTGAAATTACAAGTTCAATATCTTCCATCGTTGACCACTTAATAAGTGAATCAACGCATGGTTTAAGATATTTTTCGCAATTATTGTATGTCGGTATAACTATTGTATATTTCATATTTTATTGTGTTTTATTTAAAAATCACCATGTATTTATAGCAGCGCGAGTCCAAGTATTTGTTGCAACGCAAACATAAATATAATTACTATCCCAAGCAATATCTCCGGCATTTCCAGCAGCAGACGCAGATGCAGGTGTTTTTGATGTTCTAAGACGTATAACGTCAGAAGATACATCTAATTTAGCTGTAGGAGATAATGTGCCAATTCCTACATTGCCAGCAAAATAGTTATTTGCGGTTCCGCTTGCGTAGATATTCCAATAATTTGTTGCGGCATCAATTTCAGATGCTACACCGTAAAGCGTACCTGCGCTACCTGAAGGCTTTGTTACACGAACACCATAACCAGTAGTTATTGTTGAACCAGCGGAAAAACCATCAAGTCCAGCATAAACAGATACAACAGATGTATGCGTTCCTGTAGAAGAACGAAAACGGGAGCGCAAACCTTGAATAATATTAGAACCGGCGGATAAAGATGGAGAAAGTTCTATACCGTAAAGAAAATTTGTTGTAATTGTAGGCGCAAAACTAATCGCCGCAAAATCTTGAGGCTGAGAACCAACACCAATATATCCACCGAAAAAATTTTGCGCCGTTCCTCCGGCATAAATATTATATTTAAGACTACCCGCGCTTACATCTGTATATAAACCGTAATTAAATGTTCCTGATGTTTGGTCTTTAATGTAAACACCAAAAGCACTACCAATAGTAGAGCCAGCGCCTTTTGAATGATTGTCAACAAAGACACCAGCAACTTCATTTGTTGTATATGCGCTTGCGGCAGTAGCGGAAACAAAATATCCGCCATATAGTTTAGAAACATTACTGCCGCCTAATCCATTAGCCTTAAAATAATTTAAATATTGCAAACTTCCATTTGCTAACAAATATGATTGAGTATCAATAGCGCCAGTTACATTTCCAGATTGAGTTCCAGATAATTTAATACCGCCTGTAGATAAAGTAACTTTATAATTTGCCGCTGGACTTGCTGTGCCAACACCTAAATTACTAAATAACCCAATATTTTGCGTTCCTTCTCCAACAGAGCCGTTGATGTTTGCGGCAATAGTTCCTGCACTAAAATTGCCGCTTGCATCACGTTGAACAAGAGCAGATGCAGTATTAGCGTCAGTCGCAGTTAATGATGAACCCCAAGCGGAACCAGTTGATACAGCTACACCTGATGATGGATATACTGTTGGGCCAGTAAGTCCACTATATCCAGAATATCCGCTAATACCTGTTTCGCCAGAATAGCCTGAAAACCCACTAAAACCTATTCCTGAATATCCGCTATAACCAGAAATACCAGATACACCAGATGAACCAACACCAGAGAATCCACTGAACCCGCTGTATCCACTAAACCCAGAGAAACCGGAAGCGGGGCCGTTTACC